TTTGCACACCTACTATTGAAGAAATAATAGATGAAACGATTACAGAAACAATAGAGTATGAAGCGGATGGTTATACAGTAACCACAGAAACAACGACGAATACCACCACAACAACTGTCACTAATGAGGACTCAGGAAACATTTTAGATGGTGATGCTGGATATGTATCTTCAAAATTTGAAGGAGACATGGATTTGGACTGGGGAGGCCAAGGACCTGCTAACATGCCATCAGGTAGTGGTTGTTATAATTTAGGCACAGATAAATGTGCACAAATTACAGGCTCAGGTAATTCAACGTCAACAATGGGTGTATCAGGAATGGGTACGACATTTATTAATACTGTAGATATATCAGATTTAGACATAGAAAATGGTGGACGGACTAATTATTCAATAAAAGTAGATAAACGAGATTCTCAAGATAGAATCTATATGCATATCACAGGTAAAAACGGTGCTACATCTGTATTTAGTGGAACTGATATATTATCAGAATCTGGTGTAGCTAGTGGTTATCAAACATATGAAAGTGGTTTTGATTTTGCAGGCACAATTACAACTTTAATCATCGAGGTAGGTGGACGTGATATTAACTTGGCAATTGGACCGCTCTTTGATGATATTACCATAAACGTACTCTACAACGTAATATCTACAATAGTGCAACAACAAATTACAACAGTAGAAATGTGGGTTGCTTATGGAGGTAGCACTGAAACAGAAATAATAGATATCGTAGACAATATTATTGATCATAATGATTTTGTTGAACAACCTAACGGAGAGATAGAAATAGAACCAATACAAGAACCAGACACAGAAGTTTCCTATGAAATGGTAGAGATTGAAATGGAAATGGAAATGCCTGTAATGGAAATAGAGATACCAGAAATGGAACTAGAAATGCCAGAAATAGAAATGGCAAGTGTAGAAACAGAGATTGAAATGGAAATGGAGATGGAAATGCCAGAACCAGAGGTAGTGGAACCAGAAATAGAAACACAACCTGAGCCAGAAGTAAATGAACCAGAACCTGAGCCAGAACCTGAAGTTTCTGAGCCAGAACAAGAGGAGGTACAAGATGAACCTACT